TAGCACTAAACGAATTAATCGCAGCTGCTATCGAAGCGCCACAAACGCCTAGATTGACTGCCGCACTGAAAGCAATGGGTAAATCAGCATGCAGCACAAAGCCTTAAGCAACCGTTATTACCTAGAGGGCAAAGTAGCCTATCTGGAGGGGAAGAGTGAATCACCATACCAATCAGGACCAGAGAAAAACATGTTCCTCGCTGGAGTTGTTGAAATGCGCGAAGAACTTAGAGTTCTCAGAGAAAGTTTGCAGTTGCAAGCACGAAATCAGCGGTAGTGGTGGCGTGTTTCTAAGGAGTTACGGGGTGATTTACTGTAACGAGTGTTCTGGCCTTCAAGTTATTCGGAAACCTATCAAATGAGCCAACGAATCAAACTGAAATTCTTCCCCTTCCCCGACATAGTTTCTGATCTGGTCATTAACCTAGCTGATGACGGATGGGATATTGAAATGCTTCCTTGTCTTGAAACAGATCATTACGTACTCATTGCCGAGAAGTGTTATGAGAACGAGGCGCCAACGATCTTTCCTGATGGGCCGACCATTCACTAATCAAGGAGTAGTAAGTAATGCATGTATTAGATCAGCAAGGATTCAAAATAAAAGTCGGCGCTGCGTATCATTTTAGTTTTGGACAAGGAGACAGAACAACACTGGTCGTTGAGTCTATTGATGATGACGGATTAATAAATACGTACGATGTATTCTTCAAAATGAAGGTAGAGATCAAGAATGGTGACTGGCTATGGCGACCACTAAAACACACATGGAGTGCATGGCCACAAGATTCTGAGACTGTCATATCTTATGCAGGAGAATCTGCGCTAGACCTTACTCCGTAATCCACTAAAAGAAACCCCGCTTACTAGGCGGGGTTTTTTGTTTACGGCCTAACTAGCGCCGACCATACAAGAGTGTTTGAGCCTGTTCCGTTGATGAAGTATTGGAATCCTGCGCCGCTGGCATCGCCAACTTCAGAAACGACGTTACTTGTTGTCGCTGGCGATTTAAGGCCTAGACTCACATGCAGAGTTGCGCTGACTGCGCCAAGCGGATAGCTTAGAGTTCCTGTTGCGCCAGAGCCGACAGAAGTTACCTGCCCACCAATCCAGCACGTACCGTCAGGATTGTAAGTGCGCCAGTTGCTGGTCGAGCCGGTTCCATCCCGAAGACTTACGTTCGGCACGTTTCCATCAAACTTGGCGTCCGGAGCGTTAGCCCTGCTGGACAGCATGACCGTAGACGTTATTGGTTGACCAGTAATCGGGATAAAGATGTTGCCGCCAGAGATATTCCAACCTAAGCAGTTTGCAGCGCCGGCCACTGCGATGTTGGTGAACATCGAGAAGGTCGTACCTTTGACGTTCACGCCAGTAACAGTACCAGTAGCATTTAGCCAAGTGGTCGAACCAAGGTCCCCACGACCACCCCATAGACCGTTTTCAACCGTAAGCCCTGACCCGGTGCCAAGGTTGAGCATGGAAGCGCCAAGAGCAATAGCGTCATAAACGCCGCAGTTCTTGAATGCCATCCCGCGCCATGAGGTGGTGTTATCAGAGAAGCAAATTAACTGTGCGCCACCATGACTAGCCTGGAAGTTGCAATCGTCGAAACTCCACTGCTCGCCAAGGTAGTTGAAGTTATATCCGACGTTATCCGCGAACTGGCAGTTTTTGAACCGCATGCCGTTAGAGTAGCCGCCGCCTAGTGGATTCTGGCCGTCGATGGGGTGAAGTAGGGAAACAAACTTGCAGCCCTCGAATGTGCAGAGCGTCGCCTGATCCAAGCATGCGCCTCTAGCCGAGTACTTGTCGTAGCCCTGAGACGCGAAAGTGCAGCGGAAAAAGTACATGCCCTGCGTGTCGATGCCACCGACCGGCTTGTGTCGCATGTCGGTTAGGTAGCCCGTAAAGCTAGCAGACGAGTGATCGAAGGTGATGAAAGATGCCGTGCAATCAAACGTGCTGCGGAACTTGATACCGTCCGTGGCTAGAGTTGAAGTGCATCGCAGAATCGTCGTAGCAATAGCCCCTTCGCCTACGATGTGCAGGCCGAGAGATCCGTCAAAATTCAGTGCGGTGTAGTTGTATATACCAGCAGGGAAATAGATCGTCCCCTGGCCGGAAGTCAGTGAGTCATAGGCAGCTTGGATCGCGGCAGTATCATCAGCCACGCCATCACCTACAGCTCCAAACGCCGCACTCTTTACGTTTACCCCGAAAGCACCTGCTACCAGACTGTCTAGAGTAGACGCTACGGTACTGCCACCGTACCCAACCAGAGTTGCGCCAGTCGACGCAGCCAGAGACATTCGCAACGACGCATCGCCCACGTCAACCAGCAAGTTCTGATCAGTCGCCCAAGTACCCGTCAGCATCACTGGGAATACAGCCGGCGCCTTAACCTTGTAAACTGAACCAGCCCGATCAATCAACTGAGTAGGTCGCAACACAGTCAGCGGCGAACCATCTACGTACACCAGATGAGTCGCCTCAAACCCCATAGCCTCAAGGAAGTCGGCAACCATCTTCTCCATGCCAGCCCAAGTCTCACGACGGCGCTTAAACCGGTCGTAGAAACTAGGCGACAACGAGTTCATGCCCTCGTCAAAATTCGAGACGTTATCAGAAATGTCTTTGGCTGAAGTAGAGCCTAATGGGTTTAGCGTGTTGTACGTATTGGTCATTTTGGCTCTCTGGTTTTAAAGCTTTGTCGGTATTTTAACAGGTGTCGGAGTACTATCCTGAAGATAGTACTCCCATACAATTATGATCCTTCTATTTTAGGACCGTCGTATAGAGTGCGCTGATGTAGGTATCTACGCTATTCATTGCAAACCCTGAAACACCCAACCGAACTTTGTAATACGTTGCGCCCGCTGGGGCGGCGGCATGCCTTGCGTATGCGTGCGCAGTCCACTGTCCGGCTACAAGGGCTGAGCTTCCAAGATCGTTAAGCGGCTCAGGGGTCGAAGATATTACAGCGTCTACATCGTTGTAAAAAATTATCTGCGCGATCACACCCATTGCAGCGACAGATACTGCCGCGTCAAACTTAGCAAACAAAGAGGCCTGTGCAACTTCACCAGGCTGGATTGGAAGCTTGCTTGTACTCTCAAGAACATAGTAGTTACCGCTTGCAGCCCCGGTGATCTTGATAGACTTGCCGCCGAGGGTTGATGCTGACGCATCGACAACTCCAGGCCTGGACCCTGCTGTTACGGTATAGCCAATTGGAGGCGTTGCGACCGTTGCTGCGGCCCCCACTACATCGGCAGCAAAGGTTGGGTTTCGTAACGAATTCACGGCCCAGCTCGGGAAGACTGCTTTGCCCTGGCAAACAATTTGTTTTTTGCGCAGCGTGATTCTAGGGTCGCAAAGAAACATTCCCTCGGGGGTGGTTATGTTTCCTGACTTTCTGAACTCAAAATCAAGAAGAAGGTTTACCCGTGAAGACCCACGGAACATGTTTGCAGTCACGAACGCTGCCGGCATGCCAGTGATTGCCACTGTCATTGCGATCCCGCTGTCGGCGGAATCAGCAGAGTCCTCTAGCAATATGCCACCAATTCCATCATGCGCGTACGCTCCCCCAATGCCTTCAATGTGACCCCCGACCCAACTGATTTTTCTATAGAGCCGACTCGCCCAAAAAACAATACCAATGAAGTCTGCCGAGCAACCAATAAAGTTGACGTCAAAACCGTCGCAATACCATCTGAAACTGGTTTGAGCGCCAGCAAAAATACAGTCATCGAAGGTGATGTTTTCGCCGGAATCCACTGCAATTGTACCGGAGTCGCCAAAAGCACAGTTTATTGTGTTCAGCTCCATATGGGCGCGAGTGAAGAATCCAATGTAATTTCGGAAGCGATTGAATTTAATCCCGATTGCATAGCCTTCCACAGCAAAGTCCGTTGCTGAATACCTAGCGAACGGCGATGCAACCGAAGTGTCGGTTCTAGGCCCTAGCTCAATCCCGGTGCATCCTGTAGCAGCCAGCATGTTACGCCAAGTGAATCCGCCCGCCAACCCGTTAATAAATGGCCCTCGGAACCATTGCTGCTTTCTAACTACCGTGGTTGCTGAATAGTCGCCAGTGCTAGGTGTAAAGTGAAACGCACTTTCATTCGCTACAGATGTTTGAAAGACAACCATCCCAAGTGCGCGCAGCTTTGCAAAAGGTGAAATTGTGACTTTCGCGCGAACTGGATACACAGAGCCAGGGAAATCAATTACGTTCTGAATTCCAGGTCCGTAGGTGTTAAATCGTGTTCGCACAAGGTTGCTGGCGGCTTGAATGGCGGGCGCCCAGTCCCAGGTGTTTTGGTCATTAACGTTAGGCTTGTCAGTGATTAGGTCAGTGAACTGCTTTTCCAGTATGTTGATAGGCTGAAGCGACAGAGCAAGTCCTACGGTACTGACTGGACCAACAAGCGGGTATGTACGGACCCATCCCGATTTAAGAGAACCTTCCGGTTGGGATAATTCCTGTCGTAGCGAAGCATCCCCTAGAACCGTCCATTTTGCCGAGTCCGCTGCAAAAGTGGTGGTTACGAAAGGTAAATATCCCGGAATCGGACGATATACGAGTCCAGACACAAGCACTGTTTGCGTTGCCCGCGTGATGTTAAGTCCGGTAGCGTATGCGACAGGCACCTCGTATTGCGTTCCTGCAAGGAAGGCGTTGAACTCATCAGACCTGACCTCTTGAGACTCTAAAAACTCTTCTGTACGCGCCTCCTGCGCCGCATCGAACTCACCTTCCATTACGGAGAGTCCATTTTCTAGACCCTTCAAACTCTTGCGAGTCGCGCCAGTACGGTCTACCCATGTAGTTTCCTGAGTAGTAACCGCGACGTCTAGGTGCTTAGCATTATCATCCAAATCCCGAGGATCGATAGAGGGAACCGGATTACCAGTATTGTAAAAACTCATGGCAGTGGCCACTCCTGATTAATTGCTTGGTCTGTTTCGAGAATGTAGATTTGCCACGGATTCAGCGGCCACTTGTCGTTCATGGCGATATCGAATATTGCTTGTTGTGCAACGAAGTCCGGGATCACGCCCCAATCGACAGGAAGGATTGGGCGTTCACGTAGTTCAAGCTCAGCAGAGAAAGACCACAGCTTAGGACCGACTCGATTAGGGCCTGAGTAGATATCCGTGAATCGCGCCGTGTAATCCTGATAGCCAAGGGGAGTCTCTAGCGGGCACTCGAACCATTGCGATCCGTCGATTAGCTGGACTTTCCACCAGATTTCGAATGCTTGGGCTTGTGCTGAATTGAAGATCCAGCTAATACTAGCCATCGTCGGAACGCTGGTGAAGTTCCGGCGTTGACGAGCACGCCCGCTAGCGAGATCTGATCGCTTTAGCGGGCTGACTGTCTGGTATGTTCTGCCGTTATGAAGTCCACGCGGCAATGACTCTGGATAATTGATCATGGCGGAGACTGATCGTCACTTAAATAGACTGACTCATTATACGCCATCGCTTCTACGCTAGCGGAGTCAGTGCCATTTGGAGATATCGATGTAATCAGAACCTTGTATCCGATGCCGAATAGTAGGTGCGGAGGCTCGCGATCCAGTGAAGTATCAGGTGGAAAGTCTAGTCCGGAGATCGACAGGTGGAAGTCGTCCACGCGAGTCGCGATGTATGGACCGGAACTAGTGCCATCTTCACGGCGAACGTAAAGATAGTGCGGGCCTGGATCAGACCAATCGAAAGCCTCAGATGACTCGACAATCCCAGCCTCATACGAAATCATGTAAGCCGATTGCGCATATCCCGGAACATCGTCAGCAACTTGCACATAGCTGAGGTATCGGCTATTGAGCGCATCAAGCTCGGTAGCCCAATTGTATTCCCAGCGACGATACTTCAGGGCGCGACGTTGACGCATACCAATACGCCAGGCTTTCGTGCGGTTAGTGCAGCCTTCCGCCTTGATCTTTTGCACTCGTTTGCCTGCATCGCCTGGCAGCCGGCATTCAACCGTCTCAACCTGCCACGACACACCGTCTACATACTCAACATCAACGCCATCATAGTCATCCGGACGAACTGCTGTGAAGTCGCGCTCAAGACCGCGAGTCATGTTCTGGGGCGTGTACATGGATTCGAATACGGCTCTAGGCTCGTCACGCGCAGGACGCAATAGCCCGCGATCAACCGTAAGCTCGCTGAACCCGCAAGACAGCGCGTCATTGATAACACCCTTAGCTGTGCCGTTGGTGTTCGTTGCTTGGTCGTAATGGTCCCCGCGAGCTTTCCAGATGGCGTCTAGGCGATCTAGCTCTACAAGGTCAATGTCTGCATCCGTATAGCCGACGTTTTTAGCGACGTACGCGAAGAATGGGGCGATGTCACGGGTTGCAACTGGTGCGGTCCATGCGCCACCGACACGAGTTGGCAGCTTGCGAGTGGCCTCTACGGATACAAGCGTCTCAGACTGAGCCGACAGGCGATCACCGCCGCGAGCATTGACGCTCATTACGGTTACGCCTGCGTAGGATGTCGGGCCAGCAAGCAGCGACCGAGCACCATACCAGACCGTATCGTTATTGATCTCCGTCTCGCGCTCTGATTGCTGAATGAAGCGCTTCTTAATCCTAGCCTCGGGGCGCATAGGATATGGAAGATAAACGCGACTAGTGAACCCCTGAGAGTCCAAAGAGGAACCAGCAAATGCCTGATCTACTACAGTCCATGCACCTGCTACGTCCATGTCACGCCATTCGAATGTATGGAATGCGCTTACCTCGTAAACCTGGCCTTCACGACCAAGGCCGCACAGCCCGCTAGGCATGAACACATCCCACTCGATAGCGGTTGCCTTCTCACCGAACGGGCACAT